TGAAACGTTGCTTTATACCAAGCAACTACTTAAATTTGAAGGTTGTTAAGAAATGCTGAAGGAGGGATACTACTTCTTGATCTGTCAAACCGTGGTTTTGATACTTATCTATAGAGAAGATTCGACGAGCACTATCTAATATGTCTAAATACAAATTGTCCGAGTTCGCTACCCAAATATACTCTTTACCATCAAAATAAGTAAATGATTTCATGTATCATAAATACACTAATATACTACCATTTCCAGTTCTTATATGGCCACAGAAGACCTTCTACTAAATCTAACCATTTACGATCTGCATAACTCACACTTCTTTCTTCGTAACTTTCACCAGTGATCCATCTTCCGGTTGGGAAGAAGAATCTTAATTCGGCGATTAGTATGTTAACTGCCATTCTAAAAGCGGCAGGTAAAGTGTCTAAAGTCCAACCTGCTGTATACTGAACTTTTATACTGCCAGTATCTTGACCTAGATATGGAGAAAGTAATCCTTGAGTCCTCATACCTGGTTTTGGCCAGTATCGATTCATTCGGATTAATATAGCACTTCTACTACTACCATCATCCTGATCTATTTGCATAGTGTAATCCTGACCATATACTAATGGTGAATCACTAAAAGCAGTAGTAGGTGTTCCGAAATAACCGTTTTGTTGATCAACCCAAACGGTGATAGATGAGTAGGGATCTGGAGGAGCAGGATAAACTGGACGGTTTCTTAGAAGTAATCTTTGAGTTCCAGTTCCATCATAGTATTGAGTACGGGTTTTATAATCTATGCCATTAGTTGGTCTACAGAGATAAGTATTGATAATTTCCGAAGCCCATTCGGAATATAGAAGTAATTTAGTGTCCTCCATAGGGTTGTCTGGAGGGATGTCTAAGATTTTTTTGATTTCCCTTAAATCAGTGAGCAACAAGGTGTTATGGCTCCTTCTCTAAATTATATTTGTAATAATTACCAAACTTATCTGGTTGTATTACTGCCTGTTCTAAAGTCAATCCTCGTTTTAATCTACGAGAGATAGTTGTTCCGCTAATTCCTGATAAATCCGCCCAATCACAAAGTTGTTTTGTCTCACCAAAAGCCGTTAACATAACATTCCTAACACCTTTGTTCCTAGTGGATCTATTCAATCCCTTCATCTTCTCCCTAAAGTTGGGGTCTTCCCATTGTTTCTTCAATCTAACAGAATTTAACTTTCTCATCTCTTCACTTTTATTCCGTTCAATTGTCTTCTTCTTAAATTCAGGATCGGCATTAATAGCTTGAATACGAGCAGTAACAACTTGTATCATTTCTGGTGTTCTATTATGTTCAGCTGTCAACTTCCGTTGTTTCTCTTTTCTTTCTTCTGTCCAACTTGCCACTACAGCGTCTTTTTGTTTTTGACTTGAATTCCGTTCTAATAAGGCTTTATTGGTGTTTTCTTTCCACTTCTCGTTATATATCAATTCAGGAAATTCAGAATGCATCTTTAACATTCTAATAGATGTTGCTTCTCGCATTTCTGGGGTCCCTAAAATTCCTTCTGCATGCCATTTCTTACTTCGTTCAGTCAACCATTGAAGACGTTCCTCAGTCCATACTGAAACAATATGCGCAGATGGGGTGCAATTATATCCGTTTTCGTAAGAATCTAATCTTTGTATCCACTGATCTTCTATATCAAATTGCTCTTCTTCACAACATAGTTCAAGAATATGATATTCAAACGCTGATCCACCATGTTTGTCCCAAGATCTTTGAAGCTTCCGATTATGCAATCCTCCCTGTAGAGCGTCAAAATGACTTTTAAACCGCCCACCAATATTATATGAGGAACCAACATATCCCTTTTTAGATATTTTGTTCCACACAATATAGACTCCACATCTTTTAAATTTAGAAAGGGTTTTGTAATGAAAGTCAGATGGTCCAATACGGACCTCAACATCTTGATTAAGAACTTGGATAGTTTTAAACATTGACTCTTTCTCCTCAGAAAAGTTAATGTTGCGGTGGTGGTCTAAGTCATATTCCTATTATAAGTGTAAAGCATTGGAAAGTAAATATCAAACTATATGAAATATAATAAACACAATGGGGAGCTTTTATAAAAGCTCCCCATTGTGGTTAAGAAGGAAAAGGAGATGTGTACACATCTCCAGATCAAATTTACACGTTGACAGCGCCAGAACCTGGAGATTGGGTTTGCCCTCCCCCACTCCCAGTTTCCTTTAACATCCCCACGAATCCGGCTTGGCAGTTAGCCCAGTTCATGAATCCGGAGTACACAATAACTCTAGCATATCGTCCAGGACGTTGGAATCCAGCAAAGACCATAAAACCAGAGAGAGCATACTGACCAGAAACACCAGAACTTAGGATACCACCTGGATCACCAGAAACGGTCCAACCACCGGAACCAATTATGACCATACCACCAGATTGGAACGTGGTAGGAAGCTGGGCTAAACCTGAAGTTGGGTCGGTGAACGTACCAGAAGCAGTGCTCTGGGAAGTCTGAACACCAACTAACAATGGGCCAGAACCTAAAGAACGACCAGCAACATAAAGGTTGGTCATACTGTTGGCATTTATCATGTCAACAACGTCACCAACACTCACGCCAGATAACGAAGACCAAACACCACCAGAACTAATTGCAACACCAGCATTCACTGCCACCGAGGTGGATGGGAAACTTGGCATTGATTGAGTAGTAAACCCAAGATCGACAACATACGAAGCAGACATCTATCTAAATCTCCTATTAGAGTTTTGTATTCACAATTCTTTATTGACCTTATACCATTTGTATCACATTCACCTGCCGTATGAATTTATTACGACTCATACGGCAGGTGATCAAATTTCATTAACCATTGATTGTGGTGGACAGGTTGTCCATCCACACGAATGCGGCATCGTGGCGTGCAGCGCAGTCTGCAGAAAGAATACCACGAACCCAGGTTTGATCATTCGCAAAGCTCGTATCACCCTGAGTGGTAGCAGCAAACTCAATTGCTCCAAACATACCGATCAGGAAGTCGCTCCACATACCACCTACAATGTAGGTAAGGTTGTTAGCAGTTCCCTTGCTACGAACCTGGGAGATCTGGGTGCTCTTCACAACCGGATAACCAGCAAGAGTAGCAGGAGTATCAGCACCAGCCTCACGAATGAGGTTGAATACGAATGGTCCCTGTTGATCACCTTGAGCAACCGCATCAGCACGTAACTGATACCAACGGTACAAGCTCTTAGGACGCATAATAAACGCTTCGAATTCAGCGTTTGACTCTTCAACAGCAGCGATGAAACGATAGATATCCTTCGCGGAGAAGGCATCACCGTTGATTCCTGGAACAGAACTGTTGATCTGGGTGATATACTGAAGGTTGATAACACCGCGAGGCATGTTATCTCCACCAGTACCTTCCAGACCAGCCAAGTCAAGACCAAGAGCCAAGCTCTTTGTCATGTCATCGCGGAGCAATGCTTCAGCAGCCGGGGAAGCAAACCGAATGAGTTCGTTAGGAGCCTTGATCAAAACGGCGAGCTTCTTAGCTTGCAGAGTGATCGTACCAGTTCCTACGACACTTTCGCTGATTGGGCTGTTTTCACCTACCCAATAGGTGTTAGAAGCGGTTGTCTGACGTGGGAACTGCATTCTACCCTGAGGTGGTAGAGGTACAACTCTTGCACCAGCATTAACCAATGCTTCCTTGTTACGCAGTAATTCGATCAACTCACCCATTTCTGGAGGAGCGACCAAAGAACCACCAGTGAATTCGTTCAACCAAGAAAGAGCTTTCTTGTCGTAACCCATATTCATAAGCTCTTTGGTCTTCATCCACTTCATTTCGCCGAAGTCGGCGCGATCAACACCCGCATGAATCAAAGACTTCATTTCCCGACGGAAATCCGCTGGGACGAAGTTGTCATGAAGGAAGGAAGTAGCTAAAGGAGCCAAGAACTTATTACCACGTCCGCCGTATTCATAAGCGTTGCTACCTGCATCACGGCATAAGCAGTTATGCAGACGTTCGGCAACGCCAATTTCAACCTTGGCGTTCTCTGGAGAAACAATACCTGACATTACACCAAGCATCTTGAGGAAGCTATATCCTCTAGAGCTCATAGGATCTTCACCAGTACGAATATTTGGAGTGCCAAATACCTGGGCTGGAGTTGGTTGATTAGAAGCTGGAGTCTTCTTCAGAACGTCAATCAAACTGCCAACGGACTTACCGAGAGCGGCAATATCTGATTCGTTCTTACGAGTCAAAGCTTCAAGCGACTTAACTTCTTTGTCAGCAGACATCTATCAAAATCTCCTAAATATAGAAAACACTTAAATTTCAAACTATCCCAATTACAGTTTACCATTGCTAACCAACGCAGTTAGCTCTTGAATCTGTTTCGTCAGTTCAGCAACAGTTTCACTGTGCTGTAATTCTTTCTGTTTCATCACGGACAAGTCTAAACTCTTTTCGGCCTTTTTACCAAACTTCTGTCCATCCTCATTACCAATCTTTGGATTGTATCCTTCTTTCTTGGTAACGTATACCTTACCATCAGCCTTATTCATCTCGGTAAAATCCTTCTTTGGCTTTTCAACCAAGGATGTCTTACCAGATAACTTAGATCCCTTAGCAGGGTTGGCTTCTCTAGAAGCTGGTTTTCCGTACTTCTGAGCAGGTTCATTACCAACCTTTGGATTGTACCCTGCTTTTTCAGTTAGGTGTACAGCATTGTCAGCTTTGCGAACCTCTGGGAAGGTTTTCTTTGGCTTTGCCACCAAACTGGTCTTGGCAGATTTCTCGCCAATTTCACCAGGTTCTGGAACTCCCACTTCTGCTCTTTCCTCTTCATCCTTCTCTTGTAGATCATCCTTAATTTCCTGGTTCTCACCAGTAGGCATAGCTTGTTCATTGCTATCAGGATGATTTACTTGTGCTTCCTCTGCTTGATCCAACATTGGGTCCATAGCTCGGCAAGCTTCATCTAAAGCTAGATAATGGAGTAAAGATTGCTTACGATGAGGTTCACCAAAAGCTCTTTCCTCTGCAAGAGAGTTTAAGAATCTACTTGCATCATGAATAGCCCGGCGATGAGAAGCATAAGACTTTTCTGGACTTCCAGAATCTTCTACTAAATCTACTTCTGTAGCGGCGTCGCCACCACCAAGATCTTTAGCTTTCTTAAACTCAGCCCAACTTGGGTCCTTACCTACATGAAGACCAGCAACTAAGTTCTTTGCACGTTCAAGAACAGTGTCTCCACCATCCCATCCAACATCCTTAGTATTCAAACCATGATGCAGGCAATGAGCTCGTTCTTTTTCGGTGAACTCATAAGTATCTGATAACTTCTTGAGTAAATCACGTGCTTCACTCACCGTCTTATGTTCGTGATCATCGAATCGGCGAAGATTACGGTCAACCTGGTTTGAATCTGGGGTAGTAACAGATATTTCTACTTCTGCCCCATCATTTTCTTCGTCTAAACCCTTATGCATTTCTTCACCATCAGGATTTAGATCTTTGTGGAATGCCTTACAAGTACATGGCATATTACCACATTCCCCACAACCTTTTGCACTCTTACCATATAACTGACGTAATGCCTTAGTCAATCTTAACTGAAGGCTCTTTTCTCTCATACCTTCAATAGCTTCTTCAGGAGTAGGTAATTCCTCTTCTTCACTGGAAGCTTCCATAGGATCTTGAAGATCTTCAGGAACAGTTTCATTCGTTTGTTCAACTTGATCTTCCAAATCCACTTCGTCATCCATACCTTCTCCTCCCATTTCATCTTCTCCACCTTCCATGCCTTCTTCACCCATATCCTCATCTTCCATACCTTCCATACTCTCGTCTTCAATAACTGGTTCATCTAAACCTTCATCATGAAGACCTTCCATTCCTTCATCTTCACCAGTATCCATGCCATCAAGAGGAGAAGCCTCTGGGTGGTGAGTACCGAGTAATCCTTCAATCTCATCAAGTTCAGAAGCTAATGACTGTAACTTATTCTGTAAGTAACCGCCGATTTCATTATGTTCTAGTAATTCCATAATTTCGTCGTATTGTTCCAGAAGCAACATAGCATCCTGGTGTAATCTACGAAGAACTTGGATGGAATACTTTTCAATTTCTTCATGCTCCTCACCACCTTCGGCAAGGGGATCTTCATCCATACCCCCTTCATCCATACCAGGATCACCCATTCCTGGGTCCATGTCTTCGTCCATCATCATATCGTCTTCAGGAACGTCAACATCTGGCATTTCATCAGGAGCAGCTTTCGTTCTGCGATTCATATCTTTAGTATCCTCTAGAGTATCTAAATTTCTCTCAAGTTTGGTTTTGGCAGCTGGTCCTCCGCCATAATTATTACCTGGTTTAGCAGATTGATGAGTGTTGGCCCTTGGTCTCGCTTGACCCATTGGTGAACCCTCACTTTCAAAATCAACATAATCCTCCCCAGGAGATCGGTGTGATAGTTTTGGATCAACTTGATTTGCACGAGCTCTGTCTGGGTGCCTTTGGTCTGCAGATCTAGTATCTTTTTGTGGCTTTGATCCTGTAACAGCTTGGTAAGCATTTCTTACACCTCTACCAACTGCTCTTACAGCGTCTCCAACACCCTTTTCACCAGTTTGTCCGACCGATTTTATATTCTTTCTCAAGGAAGAAACCCCTCCAGCACCTCTTCGTGCATCTCGCATTTTGTCAATTTCAGCACGTTTCTTTAATTTTTCTTTATCTAAACCACCAATGCTCATTAATTCTCTTGAATCAAGATTACTTGGGGGATCGGTCTCGTTAGAGAATTCTTCGGTGAGGACTTGTTGGGGAATTGATTTCTTACCGCCGATTCCAACTACTCGGCCGACAGATCTTGCAGCATTTCTTACACCTCTGCCAACCGCACCAGCGGCATTTCCAACTTTATCTCCAATTTCTTCACCAGCAATTTGCCCAAGTTTTCCCACCCCTGCAGCCCCAGCACCAGCTCCGACTGCGGCACCGACAGGACCTGCAACACCACCTGCTGCCGCGCCGTTCATTGCACCAGCAACAGCCCCTATCCCAGTACCTATTACTCCACCGATTTTTCTACCAACCTTACCTTTTGTATCTTCATTAGGTAATGACTTTTTGCCCAATGCTCTTTTAGCAACACCAAAAGATTTAGCGACTTCATCCATGTCCCTATCATAACCTATGAGCTTTAATTTAACCAAGCCATCTGTTCCAATTCCCATATGAGAACACTTTAATCCATACCCTTGTGCCATCTTTCGAGCATTTCCGAAGTCTTTTTCCCTAACTTTCATCGTGATTGTGCCTTCACGACCACCTTTTACTTTTCTTCGTAATTGTTTTACTGGTGGGCGATATTTCTGACGTGTATTAGACTTTAGGTCTTTTTTCTGACCAAAGCCAGATGATCTATTAGAAGTATGAGTGCTTGGTGCCCGAGAAGCCCCTGTTGAATCTCCTGGCATAGTTTGGATAGGTTGTGGAGAAGTAGCTCTTCCAGCTTGTGTAGGAGTGTGCGTTACAGGAGCGGGAGCTGGTCCTCTTAATCCAGAACCAGTTCTTGGTGATACACTAATTCTTTGCACTTGCTTTGGACCAGCATGGGCATTAGCAGCTATTTGAGCAGCAGTTGGTTCGTAGCCCTTCTTGGTTGATTTTACATCGCGTTCCTGACCAAAAGGAAGAGGATCTAATTCAGTGTTTTCATGAGCATCTTCTTTGCTTCTAGCCTTACGTAATGCTTCTTTATCAATCTTGCTTCCCTTTTTCATAGCCTTACCATGACCACAAGAAGCACACTTTTCACCCTTAGAGCAAGTGCATCCCATCTGAGCTGGAGCGCGAAGATCCTCACCTAACCCACCAGACATGGCAGACATGGCTTTTCTACCAGGGTCTGCATAACGGTTCATTAATCCACCACCCGCACCAGCGTTACGGTTACCTTGTGCATTAGTGGTGTTAGTAGGAGCACCACTCCTATATTGTTGAACTCTTGGATCATTAGGGTTTGGTAGAGGACGCTTTACTGGTTGTGGGCGTTGCACTGCTTGTTGCGGTGGTTTTGCTGCCATTTGAGCCGCAGTTTGTGGTGGTTGTACTTGCGGGGGTTGGCCAGGAGCCATTGCCTTATATCCACTACCGCTTTCTTTCTTATCAAGATGGTCAATTAAACGGCCAGATGCGCCTCCTACAGCAGCCCCAGCAATCGCACCAGGGACACCTGCGGCTAAACCTCCAAGACCAGCACCAACGACTCCAGCAACTTTAGCAAATCTACCCTTGGTTCCTTTTTTACCAATATTCTTTTTACCAACATCAGGCTTAACACTGTACTTATCTCTCAAACTCTTAGTTCTACCAGCACTCGGACCTTTTACAGCACCTCTACTAGACCATGAGTGAGCAGGAGGAATTTTAGTATCTGGTAAACTTTCTAATGGCACTTCTGTTTTTCCATCAAAAGTTTTTTCCATATCATTCTTAAGGTTTTTATTGTCTGGCATAGCTTTACCATGTTTGTGTGCTTCAATAGCTTGTTCTTGTTTGATAGCAGCTTCTTTGCTTGGGTGGGTTCCTAATTTTCTACTACCATCTCTGGTATAAAGAATCCATTTCCCACCTTCATGCCTTATATGTTTGTGTTCTTCTTTCATCAACCCCTTACCCTCATATCCAGATACGACTTTTGTGCATACCCCGTTCACACAAGAAGTAAAACTTTTTACAAGGTATGGACTCAAACTCTTACCACATACTTTTGGCATGGCGAGAACTTCTCTTGCCAGTTCAATTTGGGTTGGGTAAGATTTAGCAAGAACTGTTCTCATATTAGCTGGCATTACCACTAAAGATGCCTCTAACATAAGAGTGTTTAAAAGGTGTAAGCCAGCAGGAGTGCCAGTATCATAATTAGCACTTAAATTAACTGCTCTTAATACTTGATACCCAATAGATCCACCACGTAAAAACTTCTTACGAGCAAGATCAAATATTTGCTCACAAAAAGTTGCGTGCTCGTATTCTTTCTTAGGATCTATTAAAAGAGATTTGACTGATACTTCTGCACCACCAACAACTATTCCAGATTCTTCATTATTCCAAACAGAAGAGTTACCACCCTTTGGACCTTGATAGAAGAAAGCTCTTACTGCTGCTTTCTTATTTGAAGGATCTATTAAGTTGGTGTATAGCTTTGTTTCTGGTTCTTCTGCCATGGCAATAGGCAGAACATAATTTTTACCGTGATCAAATAAACAAACTGGATTTAGTTTGTGCCTTTCAGTATTGATACCACCAATTTCTAATTGGTCTCCAACTCCGTCTCTATCTCTACCATCAGCGTAGAGAATCGTCATGGACATCTCTGATTCATTAATATCAGAGTCTTCCATGATGGAGACGTCAAGACCATAAGAATTACTTCCACCCAACTTGTAGCACCATCTTGAAGTATCAAGATCTTTGGTGCGAAGATGTAGGAGAGAAAGCGGGTCGTTGACTGAAAGTGATTTGTTCAGATTTGGCGGGAGCGGTGGAAATGCCGTCATGTAATCTTCTTACAATACCTACAAAACCAGGTCTTCTCATGACGGTAAGAAGATCTGGCATGTTTTGTGATTTTAGAACTACTTTTTAGGAGTAGTTACAATATCCATGATGAGTCGAAGTTGCCCATCATTCTCTATAGCTAAAGAAGCCATTCCAACTAAGTCTTCTACAGTCTTACAATGCTTACTTAATCCTTCAGCCAAAGTTACGACATCCTGTAAAGAACTTCTGAAATTAGCTTCGTATTCCGCTTGCTTATCTACTGCTGTGCTTGTGGCCATACTGCGAACGTTCTCCTCTTTAAGTACATTCATTCTAAAGGTTCTGGGTTATTATACAAAACAAAAACTACTGTATCTTCCTAAACTTGACATTGATCATTCGATCTTCACCCATTTTAATGTCTTCTTCTCCTTCAATCAACTCAATTCTTCCACGTTTCTGATATGCTTTCAATAATTTGTATGAAGTAGACTCTCTTGCAGTAGCAGTCCACCACTCATCACCAATAGAATTAATGAATCCATTCACTAAACTAAAACCATATTTCTTGAAATCTGGAAGGATAGCCATATCAAGAACTTCATTCTCTTCAGCTCGCTTACTCAGTAGTATATATCCAACCAATCTTTCTTCTGGTGTTCCTTGATTAACTACCATTCCCATAGCATCGGTTAATTCTTCGTAATCTATATTCTGCCACCCATCTGGATATACTGCTTTTGCTATTTCTGCTACTGCATCAGTGTCTTCTTCCCGTAGTTGTACAATACTATTCTTTATCTTTGGTGGAACAAAATCTGGATCACGAGCAATAGTAACTTGTCTTGCAGCATCAGAATAGTTTGCACCATAATCTATCGGGAGGGGGATATGAATAGCATCCTTAGATTCTCGTTCCCCACCTTGTTCTAAACACCACTGAGCCGCTGCTTCTTTTGAATCAAATCCTTCTTTATACCCACAATCACCATCTCCTGCCAACCACTTATCATTATTCCATTTCTCAACAACCCATGGCCTTTCACTAGGTGTTTCGACCATAAATCCTTGACCTGGCCCCTCAGAATCAAATCCTTCTATACCGTATACATCTGTAAGTTCGTATTTTTGCCCAGGTTGATACTTTATTTTTTGTTCAGTTTTCCACTGTTCTACTGGTAGATCTCCTAATCCAGTTCCGACATTAACTGAACCATAATCTTTAATAAGATCATTTGCGGCTTTTTCATATAGATCTATACATGCCTTTTCTCTTTCCCCTTCAAGACCCTTAGCTTCGATGTTGTCAAATACTAAGCCACCAGCAGTCGTCCAAGTCCAAGATTGTGCTATAATCTCCTTCTTCTCAGTGTCTTCAATTACAAAGAATCCAGAGTTCTCTTTCTCTTGTCCATAATAAGCACATGTCTCACCCGCACCACCTGGTGTTTGACAACAATTAGTGTACTGCCCAAGGAACATACCTCTTGGATCACTTCTTTTCATGAAATATGCTTCATACTTCCCAGACTTGTATTTCTTATTGGGATGGAAATGTGGGATCTTCTGAGAAGCAACGAACTTCTTTTCTATCCGTTCGTAGTCATATCTGGATGCACCCCATTTAGCTGCTTCTCTAGCAAAACCAGGAGATTTTGCGTTAGGATAGTTGACTTTTTGTATTATACTTGCGGCAAGTTCATCTATAGGCAGATTGTACTCACTAGGGTCTACTTCCTTCCAATTTTCACAAATTGCTTTGATGTTGTTCTGTTCGTTTAATATCCTAGGAGTAGCATTCTTAATCAGATATTCAGATAACTTAGGATCTGCTTTAGCTTTTGGTAGAAAGTAAACAGCGTCGTGTATCTTAAGATCAAGGTCTTCTTTTCTTTTCTTTCTTACTAATTCTTTGTATCTTTCATTTATTTGTTTATTTGCTTGTTTTATTATATTCTGTCTTTCTTCTGGACCTACCACAACATACTTCCTTTGATTTTGGGCAGCCCAAATCTCCATTAATTTTTCAAATCTTTCTCTGGCTTGTTTTACTGCGAGGCTTTCTGGATAATCATTAGCGGAAACCCCTGTATATGCTTCGAAAACATTATTAACTATTGTATCGCTTAACTCATCATTTTGCTCATACTCCTGCATCAATATCTGTTTCAACTTCTTTCTAGATGGCATCCCATTAGCAAATATATCAAAACCTGTTTCCTTCGCATACATTGTGTTTAACAACACAATATACTCGTTTTCAAGATCATTTCCAACATTATAAGAAATACCATAATCTTCTTCCCCAGTATAAAATCTCCAGTCTATTTCTCCACTATCTTCATATATTGGGAGTTCTTGAATCTTTCCTTTTTCAGCAAACTGAATTGCTGAACCAACAGTCTTATCTACCCATTTCTTCCAAGAGTTACCAAATGTTGCTGCTAATCTCAAAGCCCATAATGGAGCGGCATTGCCATCACCAAGATATACACGTAGAAAATCCAGAGAATCTTTTAATGCCTTTGGTGATACACCATGTAATCCCTTTACTGCTGTTGCTATCGCAGTGGCTCCATTCATTCTTGCAAATTCTTGCACTATATCATAAGTAGCTTTTGGCCCAATTGCACTAAGGAACCATTCTGAGAATACTCTAGATAGATTTTGTTTACTAAAGAATCTCTCAGATCTTCCGTATACTAATTGTGCTTGCTCATAGAGATCTGCACGTGGACGTTTAACAACATTATCAAACTCTTCAAAGAATAACCATTCTAATTTCTCATTAGGCATATCCACCATGTAGTAATCATTATCTAGATTACCTTGTGTTACTATTGCCGCCATCTTCTGATAACCAGACTGAAGATTACCAACGAACTTAGCTATCTTTGGAGAAGGTGTTTCAATTAGCTTCCACCCTCTTACTGCGGCAAGTGCATCATCCTTTTTAGGTAATGCTTTTTCCCATCCTTGATGCTCTAATAAAATGTTAACTTGATCACTTCGTAGAAAATCTCTTGCTGGATGATTGGCAAAAGTCTTTAAGATCTTTGGTGAGTATAATTGATTGAACACATACCTAAACGGTCTGTTTTTATTGTCGAGTACAACAGCACTTCCACGTTTTTTCTGCAATCTAGCTTTAGCTTCCTCATAAGTCTTTCCCTGAATCCAATCATCTAGTATATCTCCTTGTTCCCCGTTTCTAGTTGGATAGTGATACTTCACCTTCCACATTTTACCATTAATCTTTTTCAGAAACTTTATAGCGCCTTCTACATCTTTTAGATCTACTCTTAAAAGAGCAATTAATGCTTTTTCTCTTAATCCATTAACAGAGATGTTGTTCTTTCTGAGAATTTTAGAATATGTACCTACATGAGGATTAAGGGGCAATCGTTGAATCTGTCCCATTGTAAGCTCTGGGAATGCTGCCTTTGCCCTAGAAATCATATTGTACTTATTGCGGAAGTGATTTACTGCATTTTTGTATGCCTCTCCGGCATTGTTCTCAATCCTTGATTTATTAACGAGTTCCTGCCATTTGTCTTCGGCTTTATCAACTCCATCATCATAATCTCCATCATCATCAAACGCTTTTCTAACTTGTAAAGCTATTTCTTCTGCAGTATTGTGATCGTATCCCTCTTTCTCTAACAAAGTGTAGAGCTTACCAAAAGAAGGCATCACTCTCTCAGAATATTCCTCTTTATCGCCTTTTGATGGAAATCTGATACTATTACTTATCTTTTTGTGAGCATCTCTCATACCCCAACGATAAAGGGATATGGCTATGTACTTAGCTGGTCCAGTAAGTCCGATATCTTCACGAAGATATCTTTCCGTCTCCTTTTGTAAATCATCGTATTTCTTCTTTAACCTATTATGCTCATCCCAGGTATAACCCTCAACAGATAGATTTTTTAACTCTTTCTGAGCTTGGTTAGTTTCGTTTACTTTATTCTGAATCCATGTTACTAACTCTGGATCAACCACACCATAATCGGTAGGAGTTACTTTCTTATCCTTTATATTTGCTCCATGAGCTTCTAATTCCTCTTCTACATCAAATTCAGATTCTGGTTTCTTCTTGGCTGGCTTTTGCTTTGTTCCCTCTGCTTCTTCTTCCACCAGATTTCTAAACCAACTTTGGAAACTAAACGCGCTCGAAGCAATTTCTGGGTTGTTCCTTACAACTTCCATTACTCGGTCGACAACTTCCTGAGCATCATGTTTATTTCCAACAATCTTCTGCGCTATCTTTAATGCTTTTGGAACATATCTCTCCTGAATCTCATCTTCAGAAGGCATATCAAAATTAGATTGATACGGTTCCTGAGCTACTGTAGTTGGTTGTTCCCCTTCTTCCATAGATGGTGTTTCTACGTCTTCTATCTCTGGAATATCTACATCATATTCTGGAGCATCAAATTCTACAGAAGGTTCTGAAGGGGTTACTTCTTGAACTGCAGTAACTTTTGGAGGAGATTTTACTACTGGTTGTTTTGGTTTAGATACTTTGGGTGTTGGGAGTAATTCAGTAGTAGGAGTAGTATCTTCTGGAGGTGTGTATTCAAACCCACTCTTCTTGAGATAAGTGGTAATTAATTTCTTAAACTGCTTGTTCTTGAAAGGACTAGAATTTATCAGAGACAAAGGCATTTTCTAAACTCACTCTTTGTAAACTTTTATTGCCCATCCTGGCCAAGCCCACTTAAACCAATCTATTTTTACCCAATGATACTTAGTTGTATCGTTACTGTCAATATACTTAACGTACTTATCATCTACGTCTACAACCAAGATAGCGTGCCATAAGTACCTAGTATTACCAGACGCGGTAAGATGCATCCTCCATTTACATCCAACTAAAATTGGAATCTTCCTTTTAATCTGACTCTTTAACCATTCCATATCTGCTTTTTCATAAAGGTGGTATTGTACTCCTAAAGAATCTAAACATTCCCTAGCGTTAATGGAATCCATGCCAACGGATTCCCATTGAGAGTACCAAGATGTTAAACCATATACTTTTCCATTATGATGTATTTCATAAAATCTTGAATTATTATAGAATCTACCGATGGTTTCTAAAGCGGCATAGCCACAGTATCCCCCAGGTGGGTTTTTAACCCAATGCTCCTGGGGGATATCTACATCGGCAAAAGAAGGTGGGAGGGCGAATGAAAGAAGTAGAAGGCAGGATGTTACAATCCGAAACATCTTTTCAGGTGTGCACTACCTTTCTGTATCTACATCACCACTATAATCACGTACAAGATTATATATCAGTTCTATGTCTTCTATCTCAGATACGCATTTTTCACATTTCTTTAAATGTGCGTCTATAATAGATTTCTGTTTACCTTGTAAACTTCCATCTATATAAGCATCCAATAGTTTTTTGATTTGATTGCAGTTCATATTATTCTCTCACCCCTAGACTTTCAACGGTTTTACCTGTCCCTAACAATGCTTTGAATTGTTCTTTGTTCAATGCCTTTTTCAAAGCGTGTCTTGCGCGATACATTGCCCCACCAATATTTGCTATACTGACACCAGTCTTTTGGTGCACTTGCTGCTCCGTCAAACCTTCCATTATACGCATCAAGAAGATCTCTTTAACTTGATCGGAGAGACTGTTAATAGCATCATCCAACATCTTCTTAGCAACTGGAGCGGTTTCAGAATTCTCGAAAGCTTCCTGAACTGCTACACCATCTAACTTATCATCCGCTGGTTCAGAAGTTTCATAATCACCCTCATTCTTAATTACTAATGGGGTTTCTTTTCTCGTCTTATTTCTAGCCCCAATATCTTTTGCCACGTTTGCAGCAATTCTAAACGCATAAGTTCCAAAATCGGCTTTTCCATTCCATTCCTTTTCCCCAGCTTGGACTTGACGGATGTAATTTACTAATCGCATCAAAGTCTCAGCTCGGATTTCTTCGGCCATATATTCCTTGAACTTTTTACTTCCATGAGTGTTCTTATATGCCTGGCCATAGATTTTCTTACCATATAGATCAAACAGATCATTCTCATCAGGAAGATCTTGAAACTCTCGTTCTTGACCTGGTGCGGTAGAAGTACTCTCTGTCACTTCCCGGATCTCGGTTGGCTTCGGTTGTACCTTTGGTGCTTCCATTGGTTTACCCGCTGGGGTAACTCCTCTTGGGATTTCTGGCAACTTCAACTTACCCGATGATCTTTCCATTTCTACAGTCTTTGGCGTTACATCAACCATCGCTCTCGGAGATTCTGTCACTTTCAGAGATTCTATTTTTGGATGAGTTATAGATCTTGAAGAGATTCCATCTTTTCTTGATCCAACGACTTCATCCATCGCCGGTAAATTCCCTCCTGGGTACTCAGAAGAAGATATCTTACGAGTTACTATTTCTTCTTTAGACTTTACACGATGTTCAAGAGACTTATTTTCACCAAGATTCTTTTGAGCAACTTTAACGAAGTACTTGCGCCCAAACATGGACTTACCTTCAAATGGACTTCTACTAATCACTGCTTGATCCTTTGGCTGTTGTAGTATCGTTTGGATTTTCTCTTCATCTTCTGGAGATAAAGGGACCGACTTCTTTGGGTCAATTTCATTCATTTAAATGCTTTCAGTTACAATTTAAAGTTCATACAGATTTCTTAAAAACATAGCCCCTTGTTGATACCCATTTTCTTCCAACCAATCATGAAATGGATAAACAACCTCACTATCTCCTAATTTTAAAACATCCCAAAACTGTTTTAATACTGGATTTTGTGTGGCCATCTCTTTAAAATACTTTACAGCCGCTTCTGTTTTAATTTTAGGTGAAAGACTATAACTATATGATATTTTTTGGGTGGTGGGATCTTTTTGTTCATGAACTTTTAGATGTCCATCCTTTGCCAAATTCTTCAAAATATTATCAACCCCGCCCATTGTTACCATCATTCGCAATGAATCGTCGGGGTCTATCCGCCCAAGATCAATATCTTTTATGATATCATCTTTATTCTTTGGGCCTTCCACTAAATAATTGAAAATTTGAAAGACCGGAATGTGGGTCGGAAATAATTGTTTTGGTGCTTTTTTTATTTGGTTTGGTTCGCTATTACTTAACGGTTTCTCTTGTTTAGACTGTGGTGGCTTGCTCTCCACCATAGGATCATATACTTTTGGGGCATCTGCTGGCCCCTCATCGTTTTCATATGCAGCATCTGGTATAGAAGATAAAGGCACCACTTTCGCTGGTTTTGGGGATATCGTTGGTTTTGGGGATATCGTTGGTTTTGCCTTAACTGGTTCTTTTGGTTCTGGTGATCCTAATTGATTAGGATCAGATTTTGACTTCCATTGCATACTCTTACTTCCTGCTATCCCAATGCCACCGTTTTTCAATACATTCTTAACATCACTCTTTCTACCTCCTAAAACACCATAGGTTTTAGTGGAAAGAATATGTTGTAAGTATTGATTTCTCGGATACACCACCCCAAAATAAGTGGCATTTTCCGAATTTGGTAATGTATTATCTACTATTTTTCCATCTTTATCGACTGCCCAAGCATGCAATACTGTTTCTTGACTTCCTGGTAATTGAACTACTCCCTCTCCGTAATTCCAATCTCCATTACTTATAACCAATCTAGTTGCGTTTACAAATGGGTTATCTGCCTGACCTGGGACTAAAGATGCTGCGAGTTGAGAACCTTTGAAAGACTGACCTCTTTTTAATAAATAGGCCGTCAAGTTATTATAACCTTTTTCACCGTCCTCGGCCGGGTTATTCACTCCTTTTATTCGTGAATTTTTTAATATATCACGTATATCAGAATCCCCATAACCCTTCACTGGTTTATGTTCTTCTGGCTTAGGAACTCTTCCGTTTTTGAATTCAGGATCTTTTGGCTCCTCTTTCTTCTTTGGTTTGGGAGAACATTCCATCCCATATTCAATACGCCCAGTTCCAGTATTGACACATCCTCTACCGCCTCTAGGCCCAACGAACGGTATTAGATCCTCAGCAGAAGCTTTCTTTCGTTCAGCTCTTTCCACCTTTTCCGACTTAACATGAATATCCAAAGATTTCTGCTTTGTATGATAATACTTTGGACTTAGAAATGGAGATGGTGGTATCTTAAACATTTTCTTACCTTCTGGTTCTGAGGCGTCTTCTATTGATTTTACCCCATCTTCGCCATTATCCTTAGTACGAATTAACAAACTTTCAGTTGGATTAACTCTTCCAGATGGGAATCTACGGTATGGATTCCTCATCTCATGATTATAACCAATTGTATCTGTTTTATCCTCTGCCATATTTCTCTCTCAAAGATTTGATCTTCTTTAGAGATGCAATACCTGATAATCCACGATTTGGCATCTCATCACATTTAGAAATACGTCCGTTTACGAAACATCTCCTTCTACCAATACGATCCCTTCTAGATTCGCTAGTTTGGTAAGGAGTACGGTGTGTAGGATCGTAAGGATGCTGTCTAGTTGTATTAAATCCTTTACTTTCCATATCTCCAGTAGGTTCTTGTTGTTTAGCCTTATTAGAACTAACAGCGTCTGCGTGTCCACCATCTTCTAATGGGATGTATTCATCAAATAATTCTTCTAATGCTGGCATTAATCCACCTTGTATTTCTTAGGAATCTTGTTATCTACTACGGATTTTTCACCTGGTTTAGATACTTTACCAGTGTGGTCAGCCGTATGTTTCTTACGTAAATCTGTTTTCTTACTCTTTGGTTTATTATCTTTTGGCTTAGATTCAGATAAGCCTTCTAAGAAAACGTCTACATGTCCTTCACCATCTGGAAGTTCAGCTCTCTTATCTTTATCGAACAATTCAAAGAGCATTCCCATTATATCCCCTTTCTAAAAAGTCTCAATTTTTGGACGTGTTAGTGTATTAGTTTTCTTTCTATCTTCTACATCTTTTGCTCTTTGTTGCTTATCTAATCTCTCTTCATACTCTTCTTTTCTCATTCTTGGCCATAACCCATTGTCCTTAAAGAATTCAGCACATTTAGGGAATGTAAGTTCTATTTCTCTTAGATTGAATCCACCACCATACACCACTCTACAAAATTCTGCAAATCCTTCATTGTCAGCTGTTGTTGCGTAATCACAAAGTCTACCAGTCCTTAGCTCAGAATGCCAAACATCAAGCCATTCTCTTGATGAACTGTACTTTAGATTAATACCATCGATTCCGTGCCCAAGTTCATGAGCATTACTATGTGCAACCAACAACTTACCCTTTTTACCTAATCCAATGTCAAAATTTTCATACAAAGAATCACCGTCAAGGAATAGGTTTCCAAGATTTGGATCAAACAATCCCCCTAAAATACCTCCCTTTAAAGCATTTTCCTTCCAATCGGTAAACACTTTTTCTGCTCTATCTTCAAAATAACGCACAAATAAATGAGTGTAAACATTTGATTCAAGATCTTTAGAATCAGGTGAGAAAAACGCTCCTTTAACATTTGCCATGATCTGATCTATCGCGATATCTGGTATTCTACTCAATACTGTTTTCATTGAGTTTGAATAATTCTGCTTCTGTTCGTTGGAAAGCTTGTCGGATCCTTCAATAGACTTATTGAATACATCAAACACCAGATTACCAGACTCAGATAATTCATATTCTGGTTCTTCTTCTAATTCTCCCACCGCTTCCATCATTTTACGTTTAGCATTCTTTATCTGCATAGCGTAGATGTTTGGATTGGATGGGTCAAATCTACCTTTGTTTTTATCGGCAGATTTGATTTGATTTGGTTCAAAAGCAACTATTTCTTTTTCACCATTCTCAACATCTGCTATTACACCATCACTAGTTACTTCAGGCTCCTGAGATTTAAATTCATCTTCTTTGTCTTCTTCTGGCCATATCCCATACTCGCTAAATGCCTTGATTACCGCAGACATCTTAGGAAATTTAGCTTCTACTTTTTTAAGATCGACATTCTTCTTAGCAAGTAATCTCATAAACTCGGCAAAAGATTCAGTATAACCATTTCTATATTGAGCTTTCTTATATGCTTTTTCAACGTCATTTTTTACCTGATCTCTAGCCAAAGCCATTGCTTCCTTCAAACTAAACCCATCTTCTGTATATCCACTAACTTCTTTGGAAAACTGCACATAATACTGTTTTTGAAGTGTTTTAGCTTGTTCTTTAGTCAACCCATGAGCTTGATGATTCTGCTCTAACAAACTGAAATTGATATCCCCATTATGCTTGACTGGTAATGGTTTTACATCATCACCTTTAGCATAAATTGATAGTGGGCTATCAGGTAGATTCACCTCTTCATGGAACGCTTCTATCCATTCTTTACTCATAGAGACATGACCAAACAACTTATCTATAAGATGTGCTTGTTCGTGAGCTTGGACTCCATCAGTGCTTCTTATCTCTTTAGGATAAATACGTCCCCTAATATGATCTTCAATACCATCAGACAACACCGTATTAGTATCTCTAAGAAATAACCCTAAAATAGCACCATCATTTCCTTTTTCCAAATACTCACGGACTGATTGTGATACTTCAGATGCTTTTTCTTTCAATGTTTGCAAATTATCGAAGAACTGGAAAGTAGACCCTTCTTTTAACATCATCTCTACTAACTTTGGAGAGTAGTTTTTAGTAAGATCTTTGAACACACCTAGAAAATCTGCTTTTACCGCAGGATCTTTTACATGTTCCAAACCCTTCTCTGCAATGCTATATAACTTATCATGATGTGCAGAAGAGAACTTTCTTCGTTTTACTGGATTTTCTCTGTTGATAAATAACTCTGGTGTATCTTCTGGTTCCTCAATACCTCCTGCAGAATGTGTCCAACCGTTTGGCACCTTCTTTTCAGCTTCTGCTAAATCTACATCCTCTAACTGAAAACCTTCTTCAACACCCTCGTCTTCTATCTCATCTCCTAATGGATTATTCTCAAGATCATCTAACCAATTCTTTACATCATCATCTATTTCTACGTCTTCAGATTCCATCTCGCTCTGTAATGCTTCTGGTCTATAATCATCTAATGTATCCTCATCCTCGTCTTCCAAATAACCTTCTAACTCTGGGTCTCCATGATAGTCAATAGTCTCTGGTAGATCGTCTTGCTTCTTCTTAGATCGCTCTGGAATAGCATTAGGGGAAACGTCCTCTATAGCTTCTTTCTCCTGATCCTCAGTCCCATAAAATACTTCATCTGGTTGATACTGGTAAGTTCCAACTGGAGCTGGTTTAGGCGGTGGTGTCCTATTAGAAGTTCCTGAGTTTGCTATCTGAGTCTTAGGTGCATGCCCTCCTTGAACAACACCAGTTTTCTTTTGAGGAGGTTGAAACTGTGTTTTGATCTTAGGTGGTTTCAACCCAGTTTGCTTTGGTGGTTGACCTGGTGGTTTTGGACTCATGCTTTGACCGCTTCTTTCTTCTTTAGCCACTTGTTGTACACTTCTGTCATAGCTTTCCACATAGCTTCCTTACGATCCATCTTCTTAATTATATACTCTTTAGCAAGTTTGTTGATTTCACTATGAGCTTCCTCAGATTCTGCCGTAGGTAAACTATCTAAGAAATCCCAGACTTGCCCGCTTTGACTTATCTTCTCTTGCTTCTTCTTTTCCATCTTCTTACCAATTTCTTGATATGCTAACTTGGCTGAAGCAACGAATCCTCTGCCGCGCTTAAGATTTCTTGCCAGTTCAATAACAAATTGATTATGATAATCATGTACATCTTTCTTATTAAAGACTTTACCTGCTTTAGCAAGTATCGCCTTACTTGCTTCTCTGTACACTTTATCAATATGTCGAACAACCCTTTGTATTGTTTCAGGATTGTTTGCATTTTTACCAGTTTTCTTCAACATTACTCTAGCAATCCTATCAAGAATCTCTGGTCCACCAACAACTTTACGAAGATTATCAGATGCTTGATGCTCATCCGCTCTGTTTTGAATTATCCTTTTCCTAATTATTTCATCAGACAATCCCTGCTCCCTAAGATGTTGAACAGCTCTGGTCTCAAATCCTCTTAACGGTGGATCAAGAGATTCTGGTTTCTTAGATCTCTCGGCTTCTTTCTGTGCTTTTGGACTGATCCCCGTAGTTTTCTTTGGCCTTTCCACTGCCACTGGTTGTTTTTCTAATATAGCTCCGGTCTTCTTTTTGGGATTACCTTGGGATACTACTGGTTCTTCTACTACATCTGGTATCTCATTAGATTCAGTAGTTTCTGCATTCTCTGGAGCAGGATTGTACGGTGGAAAATCATTCTTTGAAGGAGTAACCTTTGTCATACCTTCTTTTTTCGCTTTCAAAGCGTCTTTCTCTGCTTTGAGTCTCTCCTTAGTTGATTTGATTTCATCCCGTTTCTTTTGAGCCTTCTCTCTAGACTCATCTAATGCTTGATTGATAGCTTCTTTTGGATCAGCCCCACCAAAGATTAACTGATCGATTTTATCCTTATGTTCCGCATAAATATTACCACGATCGTTGTTTGGAAGATCAGATATTTCACCAGCAAGAATCTTCATACTATCATTAGTTTGATTCTTTATCTGTTTTCTTCTATTCTTTTCCTTCATCTGCTGTTCATAGTTATACTGCCGAGCTTCCTTCTCCTTCTGAATTTTCGCTTTTCTATCCTCTTCTTCTTTTTCTTTTTGTTGTTTGCGTTCTTGACGTAGTTTCTCCCTTTGTTGTTTCAATTCTTCATCTGTTGGTACCTTCACTCCAGAAAGAAATTCTATTCTCTGTTTCCCTGTTTCATCCTGCTCAATATTCTGAAGCACCTCATATATATCAACAGGATTTCCATCTTCATATGTCAATCCTTCATCAGTATAGACGATAGGAGTTTCTTTACCATCTTCAGTATAAACAGCGGCTTTTCCACCATCTTTAAGATAATCAATAAGAGAATTCTCAACTTGAAGAGGATTCTTAGCAGAAGCATTATTAACATCTATAATCTTGGTCTTTGGCGGTTCTTTTACCCCTCCTGTTGCTTCCTCAACCTTTTCTGGTGGTGGTAACTGACTTAATAATTCTTCCAACACTTTGTTTGCTTTTTCATTTGCAGTTTTTGCATTATCACCACTTATCTTAGCATCTTGATACACAGACGTAAAATGTTTAAATAATTCCTCTACTTTTTCAGGAGGTAAATGAGGAGCTTTCTTACTAAGATAATTGTAGAACTTCTCTTGATTCTTTTTCAGAGACAGTATCTCTGCCTCACGTCTATCCGCTTTTTCTTTCGCCAACTGCTCCTTCTCTTCAGGAGTAGCATTCGCTTCTTTTTCACTCTTTTGAGCATGAAACTTTCTCAATGCTTCCCGCTGCTTTTCAAGCTCATCTGATGTCAAAACATTTGGATTATTTGGCCTGGTCAAAACAGGTGCAGCAGCTTGATTTATTGGTTTTTTAGTTGGTTTAT